GTCGCCGCGGTAACGGTCGGGTATGCGCAGACCCGATTATGGGGCTCGCGCCGGGAGAAGCAAGCTAGTCGAGCTCGGCCATGTACCGGCTGATGCTGTTCGACAGGTACAGCTTGCGTTTCCGGGGCCAGTCCTGCGGGATCGCTTCGAACAGCGCCCACAGCATGTCCATCTTTCGCGCTTCGGCGAGCGGATCCTTGGCGAACTTGCGACGGGCCTGTTCCGTCGACTGCTTCAAATGCTCATAGCCTAGATCGGCCGTAAGGCGACCGCCTTCGTAGATCGGCCCCTTGGTGTGCAGATAGTACCCAGGATCCTCGGCGCGGTTGGCATCCCACCACGAGGCGAAGTCGGCCAGAACGTGATCCACCAGTCCCATGAGCGATTGTCTCCGATTTCAGATCGTGCGGTTCCTTTGGAGCTTCGCATATAAAGACCCCTCTTACCCCCTAAAAAATCATCCTTCCTCCGAAGGAACTGTAAGAACTAAACGTGAGCGCTCAGAGAGCTATTATTATAGCAAAAACAGAGATTTAGATGGTTTGGTTCCTTCGGTAAAAATCCCCGCAGAAACCACCGTAGGAACCGAAGGATCTGCCCTTGTAAAAGCCAGTTCCTTCGGAAAATCGGTTCGTGCGGAGCCCGATTTCCGCAGGAATTCCCGCAGGATCCGGGCATAAAAAAAGCCGCTCTTGAGGCGGCTTCTCGGTGCTTCTTGCTCGTCACGTTCGGGCTCGCTTTTCCTTCAGATAGACGTAGATGTCCGGCTTCCGGCCGCCCTCTTTCGTGCTGTCGCCCTTCACCAAGCCAATCTGTCCGCCCTCGGCGAGGCTGCGCAGAATCTTGTCCGTCGTGCCAGGGTCCCACCGCCCATCGACCTTGCGCGTGATCTCCATGCGCTTCGCCCGGCCGGCCTGTTTCAGGAAGGCCAAGACGAATTTCAGGTTCGATTGGTAGTCCGTCTCCGACATGCGGAGCGAGGCATCCTCGATCATGAAGCGCGCCGACGCCAAGGCTACAGAGGCGCCCCACCGATAGTCCCGATCCGTGACGAGGGCCGTACGCCCGGCCCGCCCCACGGCATGGACCGTCGCCAACCTGACCGCCATCTCGGCGGTACGGCCGAGGAAGGGCGAGGCGTTGTCGTCCTCATCCCTCCATCGCGTGATGCGACGGGAGAACTCGAGATGGCGTTCACCGACGGCGGGGTTCGCCCATTCGATCCGAAGCACCTCGGCTGGATGGCTGGGCCCCAGAAGCGCGTTCAGCGCTTCGATGTTGCCCGAGCGAGGTAGAATCGCCGCGAGCTTCTGCGTGATGGAGGCAGGCACGATGCGGCGATCCAGTTGCTCATCCTGCTCCTCGGAAGCCGGAGCCGCCATGATGACGGTGAAGCGGTTGAGGAAGCCATTGTCGACGGACGCCCCGGTGAGGGACTTGTAGAACTCGTTCAGGGTCGATGCCCCCATGATCGTCATGGCCGGCGACTGCAGCTTCTCGCTTCGCTCTCCCGCCCGCGAGGACGTCTGCCACGTATCTCCGGGCAACACGGACCAGAGCTCGCGCAACACGGCGCTGATGGAGCTTTCGTGGGTTGTGGCCCGGCGCCCGCCCATTTTGGCGAAGATCGCCGACCCGATCTCGTCCACGCCGGCCACAGAGGTGATGCTGCTTTTCAGCGCGAGCTCGATGGCCGTGTCCGATTTGAATTTGGCGCTCTGGTAGATCGACCCGAATCCGGCGGCGGTCAGGATCTGGTCCATGGCCTTGAACGGCCGATCCTTGCCGACCGACGTGGCGCCGAGGTTCACGAGGTAGAGGTGTGTCGCCGAGTTCGTCGGCCCCATCATGTGCCGTGAACAGATCCCGCACATCACGGCAATGGCCGCCGTCATCGCGAGGGGGCGGTTCGGCCGGCGTGACGTCGCCAGGATCCATTCCGTCATCTCGGCAATCAGGCCGTCGGGCCGAGAGATGTCGCCGAACGCGTAATCGTCTGCGAGCGGATCATCGGAGGGAGATGATGCGGTCTCAATGACCTCGCCCGTCTCCGCGTCGGCCAACGTCCCGTCCTCGGCCTCGACGACCTTACGAGCGAGCAACGTCGCCGCGATCTCTGCCCCGCCGCGGTCGCCCTCCTCCCAGCCAAACGCCTCGGGCGACTTGCCCATCTGCTGGCACAGCCACACCGCCGCGCCGCGCGGCTCCTTCTCGAAGCCGTATTCCATCACGAGGTCGATGGGCGTCCGAGCGCCCTGACGAGCGTCCCCCATATCGCCGACACCCCAATCGCGGATGCCGTTGGGGGCGATCGACAGATCTTCCTCGAGGTTTCGACCGAGGGATTTCGATGAGACCCGAAACGCCCCCGTGCCTGGGTGAAAGCGAGCCGCAGCGCCGAAGACGGCCGGCACCCAGGACGGCAGCGATGCGAGTGCCGCGGAGTTGACGTTCCGGAAAAACGGAGAGCCTCCAGCCTCCGCAATGGGGAGCGGCGTTGCCACAGGCCCCGATGATGCGATGGCGGGCACCTCTTCGGCGGCCTTCGCCGCATGGGCCGCATCGAAGGCCGCCACGGCCTCGCGAAGCGCCTCCAGGGTCTTCGGCGCCGGCGCAATCTCCGTCGGGGTGCCCGCCAGATGCCATCCGGTGATCGTGAGATACCGGCCCTTGCCGTACATCTCAACGCCGACCGGATCCCGCTTCAACGCCGAGGCGATCTTGCCCTCCACGATGAGGCGTAGACCGGTTTCGGAAGGCGTGACCTCGCAGTAGGTCTCGGCCAGATCCGCGACGCGCTGGGCGAGGGGTTCCAGATCTCCGGTGTTCGGATCGCGGCAGTGGTCGAGGTCGATCCCAGTCAGGTCGTCGTCTGCGCTCAGGACGAAGCCGATGCCGTCGAAGCGACCGCGCTCTGCGCGCGCCACAGCCTGGTCATAGGTGCCCCAGTGGTGGGGCGTGGAGACGCTGGCGTTGAAGCCGGTGCCGGGCTGATAGGGGACCTTGGTCGGCTTGGCCTTGCCGCGGTCCTCGTAGCGCCAGACCACCCACTGACGGCAGCTTTTCAGCCGCTGGATCGCCGGCAGATCGGGCAGATCCGCGTAGCTGCAAGGGCGCGCGACGGCATCGGGGTCAAAGGGAAAGCCGAGGTTCGCCATCACAGCACCTCGGCGTCGGCAGCCTCTTCGTGCGCGGGGGGCAAAGCCCCCGGATCCTCTGGCGTTCGAACGACCCCGACGCCCACCTCCCTCCGGATGGCCTCGCCGAACTCGTTGACCAGGATGCGGCAGAACACATCCCAATTCGCCGGGTCTAGCTGCGCTAGATCGGTTTGCCCGATCTGGTCGAGGTAGCTCCCCGCGGCGTTTCCAGCCGCCTGGAGAGCTCGGGTTTCGTATTCGTCGAATGCTCTGGCACGCATCGCTATGGCTTTCATTCCGTAGCCACCATCGGTGCACTGCTGGCACAGCCATCCGACGTGGTTGCCTTTGAGGACCCCGAGGCCGTCCGCTCTGCGGCGGCAGAGAAAACAGGACTCGGTGTTGTCGAGGTGGAAGGTCACGCGGCTTCTTCGACGTTCAGGACGGCACGGCTCGACCAGCCGTCTCCGGCCGCAAACCGATACCCGACGACCTCGAAGAACTTTCCGGCCTGGCGGACCTGAATGGCGTGGGGCCAGACGAGCTCGCCGTCGGCGCGCTCCAGCCCCTCCTTGACGGTCAGGGGCGGTTCCCCGCCCCCCATGCGGCGCCACCAGCCATGAGCCTTGTTGCGAGCTCCACCGTCGTGCTCCAGGCAGCACCACACCCGATGGGTCGCTATCCCGCAGTGGAACTCGGCGCGCAGGCTGTCCGTCCCGCCGATCTTGCGATGGCGGGCGAAGGTGACGCCGGAGACGTCGAGCCAGGCTGGGGCACCCCCCGAGAGGATCGCGTGCTCCGCGTCCGCCACGGCCTCGTGTTTGGGGCCCGTATCGTCAGATGCCCACTCGTGCCCGCACGTTGCGCACGTCCGCGCATTCAACGCGACGAGCGTGGCGCAGTCCGGACACTCCTTGGCGCGCGGTTCGTCTTCACCGTCCTTCGCCTTCAGCGCCTTGGGTTTGCCCTTGGCCGTAATGGCGTCGATCGGGCCGTGGGTCTTTACGAGCCCGGCATAGTCGAGGATCAGGGCGTCTTCCTTGCCAGGGGCTTTGCGGAGCGCGCGACCCACGATCTGGACGTAGAGCCCCGTGGATTGCGTCGGGCGTAGGAGAGCGACGAGGTCGACGCCCGGTACGTTGAACCCGGTGCTCAACACACCCACGGAGGTCAGACAGCGGATGCGACCGGCCTTGAACGCCGTGATGATGCGGTCACGCTCGCCGCTCGGGGTCTCCCCTGACACGACCTCGCACGTCAGCCCTCTGGCCCGAACCGCATCGCGGACATGGCCCGCGTGCTTCACGCCAGCGCAGAACGCGAGCCAGGAGTTTCTGAACTCCCCAAAGGCCACCATCTCGTCGACGGCCGACTGCGTGATGGCGTCGATGTCGACGGCCGCTTCCAGGGCCCCGGCCACGAAGTCGCCGCCCCTCTTGGGCACGCCGGTGGTGTCAAGGACGGTCACGGTCGCCTTGCTGACGAGCGGGGACAGATAGCCCTCTCGGATCAGATCGCCGACGTTGGCCTCGTAGACGATCCGGTCGAAGATGCTGCCTTCGCCCTCGTCCAGGCGTCCGCTGTCGAGCCGATACGGCGTAGCCGTGAGCCCGACGACCCGCATGTCCGGGGTCTTGTCCTGCAGGTCGCGGAAGAACCGCCCGTAGCTCGTCTCGGATGACCGCGGGATGAGGTGCGCTTCGTCGACGATCACGAGGTCGAAGCCGCCGAGCTGGGCGACCTTGTTGAACACGCTCTGGATCCCGCAGAACAGGATCCGCGAGCGCGTATCGCGCCGCCCCAGCCCGGCGGAGTAGATGCCAGCCGGGGCACTAGGCCAGTAGCCCAGGAGCTCCTTGCAGTTCTGTGCGATGAGCTCGCGGCTGTGCGTGACGCACGCCACCCGCATGTCGGGGTAGAGCTCCAGGAGCTCGCGGATGAGCGCGGCGATGACGAGGGCCTTGCCGGCCCCCGTGGGCAGGACGATCAGGCCGTTACGCCCCCCTGCCCCCCAATGAGCGTAGAGGGCGTCGAGGCTGTGCCGTTGGTATTGGCGGAGGCTCAGCATACGCGCCCCCCGATCTTCTGCCCTTTGCCGTTAAAGCTGCCGACGCGCCGTGTGCGGTGCGTTTCGATCCCGGCATCGGTTTTCACTGATCGGCCTTCCGTCCGAAGTCGGTCCAACTCAATCAGGTGGCCAGCCATGGCCGTGCGCGCGGCATCGAGGACCTGATCTACCTCATGCAGCGCGTTGTAGGCGTCGGCCGAAACCTCGTAGGTCGTCCAACGTTCATCGCATTTCACGCAGCAGCGGCGGCGGCGAACCGAAGCGTCGATAGGGCGGCTGTCGAGAACGGTGGTTTGTTTGCTTGCGCAGACGGGGCAGGTCAGCATGGCGCTTGCGCCTCCATCCCCGAAAGCACCACCTCAATCCGCTCAGCGGCCAGCCGCAGTGCGACCAGCGCCGTAGCCGCGTCCTCGGCTCGGATCAGATCGGCCATGATGCGGATAAGGTCGTAGCGAAGGGCTTCGATTTGCTCGTTCATGCCGCCCTCCCCTCGCCGCCGTCGATCCAGGCCGAGCCGTCGGTGAGCCGGTAGGTGATGGTTCGGGCGCTCGGATCCGCGTCGACTTGCTCGCCAGGCACGAGCGCCGGGATGTAGCGGTGCGCAGCGCACCCGGCCTGCTGATCGTTGTAGGACAGCGTCCGACCGCGCAGCCGACAGGCCCAGCGTGGCCCGTCGTGCGCCTCGCTCTCCAGGCAGGTGCGGCAGTTCTGTCGCGGGAACGCGCCCTCGTGGCAGATCGCGCGCGCCGGGCAGAACTGGCAGGCGAACGCGGCCTTGCTCGTCGGGTCGTCGAACAGCCGAGCCGGCGGTTGCTGTGCGCCCACGATCCGCTCAATGCGCGCCACGACGCCGAGGCAGAACACCGGATCGTACTCGACGCGTTCGACGTGGAGATCGTCGGTGTTCTTGTTGGCGAGCATGTAGAGCCCGCGGCGCTCGCCTGTGGCGTGGAGATAGAGCTGTAGCTGTGCGTAGTGTTCCGGCTTCGTTTCCCGGATCGGCCCTTTCAGGATCGCTTTGTAGGACTTGTCGTTGGCCGACTTGCACTCGACCACGTGCGCCGTGGCCGGGGCCTCAGGCAGTCCGGTGACCACGCCATCCATCTTGCCGCGGACGTGCCCGCTGGCGAGCTCGACGCGGAACTGCTTACCCGTGGTTTCGTCGATCTCGACCACATCGCAGCCGATCATGCGGAGCATGTCGAGAAGCCGGCGCTCATAGAGGTTACCGGTTTCGAAGATGCGCTGCCGCTTGCCCGTCGCGACCTCCAAGGGCGCGGCCCAGTGGAAGGCAAACCAGATAGCTCTGTCGCAAGGGTTGATGACCTGAGACATGGGAACTCCCATGCTGTCGCCGTCCCGGGCCGCCTTGACGAAAGCCTCGTCGATGGCGAGCGCGGTGTGTGAGAGGGGTGGAGGAAGAGCGGCCATCACGCAGCCCTCTTGTCGAGGCCGAGGACCCGGTAAGTCTCCATGACAGCCCGCGCCTGGACTTTGGCGTCGGACAAGGCTTGGTGAGGGACGTCGGTCGCGCAGCGATAGCCGCTCAGAGAGCCAATTCCCGCAAGATCAAAGATCGTCCGGGTGTCTCGGACATCTCGGAACTGCCAGGGCGTCTCATGCTGGATTGCCCGGTACGCCGCCTCAAGCAAAATCGGATCAAAGTTGGCGCCGTGCGACCAGAGACGAAGCCCAAGCCCCTTATGGCGCGCGACCTGACCGAGGTAATCAACAAGCCCAACAAGCCCATCTCTTAAATTAACCTCGTCGTCGGCAAGGAAGGCCGCCCGCCTCGCCGCATCCGACTGTTCCATCCACCAGATCAGAGTGTTTGGGTCTGCGGACAAGCCTGCTGCGAAGCAGCTTGCCAGATCAATGTTCGCCTCGAATGTCTGACCGAGTTCTTCGGCGAAAGGGTCAAAAACGACCGCGCCGATCGAAAGGATCGCTGATCCTGGGGCGGTACCGAGAGTTTCAATGTCCACCATCACGTGAGTGACGGCATAGGTGTCCTGTGCCATGGAACGGGTTCTCCGAACGGCTCTGAAAGGGCTTTGCGGGGACGAGGGCGGCCGGTGCGACCTTGCCGGGATGAACCGGCCGCCCGGGAGTTCTAGAACGGGATGTCGTCGTGCGTGTCTGCCCGAGCCGCGGCGCCCTGCGGCGCATTCCAGGGGCGTGCGCCGGTTGCCCCGCGTGTCGCTTGTGCTGCAGGTGCTGCCGTACGCTGTGCCGGGGCCTTGCCGACAGGCGCCGCAGATCCGCTCCGAGCCTTGTACCGCTTCACCCCATTGCGGGCGTCGTAGGTCTTGTCCCCGACGGTGCGCTCGGGCTCGATCTTTAGCGTGGCGACGATGGGCTTGAAGTGCAGGTCGTCGCTGTCCTGGATCGGGCCGATGCCGCAGGCCGCGCAGATGTCGGCGAGCGTCCGATGCGCAATGCCCTGGGCGGTCGCATTCGCGTTGCGGATGTTCAGGTTGTCCCAGATCTTCCGGTTCGCGTATTGGCCGTCCAGAACCTCCAGGGTGAGCTTCAGCATCTCGCCGCCGGTCTTGGTCGGCACGACCTCGCTCTCGATGATCTGGACGTTGTAGTCACCAGCCGGCATGGGCTCGAAGCTGCGCTCGTCCTGGGGGACGTCGGACGGGTCGAAGGTGTTGCCGAGGAATGCCATGGTTGCTTACTCCGCTGCGAGCTTTGCGGACTCGGCCGCGATGTTGTGGGGGAAGAACGGAGCGAGCGCGGCATAGCCCTCGCCGGGGGTGTAGAGCGTCTTTTCGGGGATGCCGTAGCGATTGCCCGCGGCGTAGGCCGGGCGCGAGGTGGCGTGCATCCACACCGACCGACCGCCCTGTCCGATGGCGCGGGTCTTGTTGAACCCGCTGTCCTCCGACTTCACGGTGACGTCCGGCTTCAGGAGCAAGACGACGTCGGCCTCGCGCTTGAGAAAGTCGCGCGCCTTGTCGTGCAGGTCGATCTCGTAGCGCGAGTAACCGACGGTCTCGGGATCGTCGAACCGTTCGATCTTCGAGTGCGCGATGAGAAGCACGGTCATGCCGCGGTCACGTCGCAGGGCATTCAGCCCGTCGAGCACTTCCTGCCAGACGGCGAGCGCATAGATGTAGCCCTTGCCGTAGCCGAAGTCTTCGATGCGCTTCTTCTTGTTGCCCTTGTCGTCGCCACGGTCCCCGGTTTCGGCCCAGATGAGGGGCTGGAGCGCCGTGACGCTGTCGACGACAACGGTGCGGTAGTTGTGCGGCTTCTCGTAGAGCATGCCGATGGCTTCCATGAGCTCGGCGAAGCTCTCGACCTTGCCCATGCTGGCGAGGTTCAGGATGCCGTCGCCCTCCTCGGTCTGGAGGAACACCGGGTTCGGGAACTCGGAGGCCAGGGTGGTCTTGCCGGCCTTTTCGGGGCCGTAAATCTCAATGAGCGGGGGCTTGGGAGCCCGCTTCTGTGTCAATGCACTCCAGGAAACTGCCATCGTTCTCTCTCCTGTTTGGTCGCCATGTCTTGGGAAGGCCCGGGGGCACCCGGAACAAGACAGGGATGGCGACCTGACCGCCCGTCGGCGGTGCTCCGGGTGCCCCTCGGTGTTCGCTAGGTCAGATCGGGGGAGGTCGGCGTCGCGACCTCCCCGTCACTGGCGCATCCCAACCGCACCGCGGTCGTGGGAAGGAATTTCGCGGAGGCAAGCGCCTGAGCGGCCCTGGCGATCAGCCAGACGCCCTGATGGGGCGTGAGCCGCATGACGGCGCAGCCGTCCGCGAGAATGACGAGATTGCCCGTGGGGTCATCGACGGTTGCCGTGACAAGGCGGGGCTGAAGTGCGGTCATCACACCGGCTCCACGTCGAAGCCGCCGCCGTCGCGCACCTTGCGCGGAAAGCAGGCGAAGAACCGGAAGGGGTAGGTTTCTGCGGCGACCTTGATCTTGACCTTGGCGTCGTCCTGAAAGATCGCCCGCGCGCCTTTGACCTCGTGCGCCTCCATCGACCCGTCGGCGAGCATGACGATGAAGTCGGGGGTGTAGAACGTGTTGTCCGCGAGCCGGAACTTGAGCCCCTCGAACTTGGTCCAGACGATCTCGCCAGCCGCCTCGCGGAGCGCGAGGTGCTTGGCGTAGGCCGCCTCCGTCGCGTTCATCGCGCCGGTTTTCAGACGACCAAGAGCCTGCAGGCGTTTCGCGCCGGATCGGGTTGCGAAGCCGCTCATCGCGCCCGCTCCGCACACCAGTCGGCGACGCGGTTGAACCACTTGCCAGCGCCGAGGGATGCGCCTGAAAGGCACCGGAACGCATGCTCGCAGGCGGCAAAAAATGTCTGTCGAAGGCCTCTCACGCGCGAACTCCCGCCAGCTTCGCCTCAAGGGCGGCAATTTCGGATTTGAGCTGCGCGGCGCGCTCTTCGCGCACGGCGCGGTCGAGCCAGGCCGGAGCCGATGTGAAGACCGCGCAGGCGAACTCCGGCCCGTAAGCGCCCATCAGGCGGAATACCGCGAAGGCGCTCGGCGCCGAGCCCCGATCCAGCCATTTCTGGACGGTGCCCGCAGGCACCCCAGTCTCGGCAGCGACGTTGTCCGCCGTCTTCAGAGGGTGCAGCCGGCGCAGGAACGCGATGATGCGCTCTGCGACAATTGTCTGGCTGGCGGGAGTCAATTGACTCGCGCGGCGGTGTGATTGTCCCACTCGAACCTCCGATGTTGAACACATCGGAGCGGGCAGCAAGGAGACGGAAAACGGAGCGGACGACATAGGTCAGAGCCCCCTGGCAGGGGTGATGGCGAGGCTCGCAGAGCCCTGGCAGGCGATGCGAGGAAGATCAGAGCGGGGAGCCCCTGGCAGGGTGACCCGCGCTTCTTTTTGAGAGGCGGAGATCATCGGATGCCCTTCGGCCACGACACGCCCCAAAGGTGCTGAGCGACATCGACGGGGTCGGAAAGGCTGACGATCGGATGAGCGCGAAGGGCTACGCCGGCACGCCGGCACCCATGCAGGATCGTCGTGTGATCGCGTCCGCCAAGGAAGCGACCAACCTGAGGCAACGAACGCTTACCAATACCCACCATGAGGAACATCGCGATCCAACGCGCCTTCACGTAGATGCCGGATCGACACTTCCCCTTCAGCTCATCGACGGAAATGCCCGTGACCACGGCTGTGATGCGCACGTAATCGATCATCGTCTTGTCGTCGGCGCGCCGCGCGCGCTGAGCGGCCAAGAAATCTTGTTGAACTGCTCGGTACGCGGCGCGCGTGACTTCAATGCTCGGTGGCGGGATGGGCGTCGGATCCGGCGCCGGAGAGGGCAGTTCCCGCTCTACGAAGGCCGGCGCCTTCGGCTCGACATGCCGCGGCGCGAAAGTCCGGCGCTGAATGGCGAGGTAGCTGGAGCGCATCTCGGCTTCGTTGGCGTATTCGCGAACGGGAAGCGGGGCAGTCATGAGAAGAAGGCCCGAAAAAGAGAAATCCAGAGCATCCCGCTGAGAGCGAGCGCGAGCGGAAAATCCAGAGGTTTGTCTTCGGTGCTCATGCGTGGGCGCTCTGCACATGGGGGAGCACATGGTCGGGGACCGGCGGGGGGTAGATGTCGGGGCGAAGCTCGGTTCGAGGCACGCCGGAGGCGGCTTCAACCTTCAGCACTCGCAATGGCGGGCAGGTCTGCCATTGACTGATTGCCGCCGAACTGATGCCCAGCGACCGCGCGAGCGCGGCGTGACCGCCTGCCAATTCGATTGCTTTTTTAAGGGCTGCTTCACTCATGGGCTTATCATAAGCACGGCTTACGAAAGTGCGCAAGTGAGACTTCGCTTGAAAATGCGTAAGGGCCGCTTAACGGCTATCCTATGAAAAACGAGATTGGCCTTGCGCTGCGGAGCGCGCGAGAAGCGAAAGGCCTTAAAAAGGTCGACGTAGCGCGAAGGCTGGAAATTAGCCCGTCTGCGATCTCGCAATGGGAATCAGGGGCGACCACACCCTCATTCGATAATCTTATGCGGGTGTCTGAATTTTTGGACGTGAAGATCAATTTACCGCTACTCGATGTCGATCCTTCAACGGCATTCGATGCCGTTGGTCCTGTTGCTAAGCCTCGGGAGAACGTACGGTTTTCAAAGAAACCCTCTGAGCCGACCGTCAGAACGGCCTTCGCTGCCCCCGAGTTCTCCAGCCTCCAAGGCCTTGCTAGAGATGTCCCCGTGCGTGGGATCGCAGTCGGCGGCGAGGATGCTGATTTTCAGATGAATGGCCAGGAGAACGATTGGGCCGTGCGCCCACCGGCCCTAGCCGGCGTTCGCGGCCTCTTTGCCCTCGTGGTCAGCAACGACAGCATGTACCCGGCGTGGCGCCCCAATGCGACGTTCTACATCAACCCGAACCGGGCCCCGCAGATCGGCGACGATGTCGTGGTGGAGATGCTGCCGGATGAGAGCGGCGAGCCAGGCAAGGCATTCCTAAAGAGGTTGAAGGCCCGGACTCCTACGAAGATCATCGTTGAGCAATTCAACCCTCCGATGGACCTCGAATTCGACAGGGACACCGTTCGCCTTCATCGCGTCGTCCCGTGGGAAGAGGCGCTCGGCATTTCATAGCGCTTTGATGCCGGCGACCACGTCGCACCGATAGTACGGTGTGATCGTGATGTTTTTGCTCATTGCGCCGCGCTCGGCGCAGGGACGGCACTTCAGGCGCTGCCCCAGCTGCTCCACCGTATGGATGCCAGGGCCGATCAGTCTCGCAATATGAGACTTCGCCAGCCGCCTCTTGCGGCCACAATTCTCGCAGGCGACGCCAAGGGCCACGAGGTCGTCCATACCGTCGAGCCGCGCGCCTGCCATCAATGTTCCGCCTTTGTTCTCGGGATCATTGATCAGGGCATTCGGGCCGCGAGTCCAGCCCTACTGCGGTTATCAACAGCACCCGAAAGAGGCTGCCGCATCCAAAAATAAGCGCCGCTTACGATTAGCGCTTGCGCCTTAAATTAAGCCGTGCTTACTTACGCCCATCGCCAGCCGATGGAGCCGCTTCGTGCCCACCTTCTCCCCCTACTCCCCACCAGATGCCATCATCGAAGCGGCCCTGCGCAACGACGCGCGCCGCGGGCTGCCGCCGCGCTACGCCACGGCCAGCATTACCCCGATCCAGGCGCCGACGGACCAGTCGAAGGCAGACGAGTATGTCCGGCGCCAGAACGAAGGTCTTCGCATCCTCGTTGATGCCCTGAGCGACCAGGCCGACCTTATCGAGCGACTGGCCCGCAAAAACTTGCGCGGCCTCGACGTCAGCGTCATCAACGCCGTGCGCGCCCGTGTCCTTCAGGCCGAAGCCCAGCTCGCCAAGGTGCAGGCCGACCTTCTCGACGCCGAGGACGGGATCGACCTTCTCGACGTCGACGACATGGGCACCGCGATGCGGACGGCTCTCCACCGCCTCACCGCGACGGACCTCTCGGCTCGGACCGACCTCGAAG